TTGCAGGCTAGATCGTAGACTTGCGAGTTAAAAGTCTTTGCTTTTTTAGTAGACATGTTACATACTACTCCTGTAATTGATCGTTACGAATCCCCATGCCACAAGCGTTTCTTAGACACTTGTGGCAATCAATACATATTATATTAATATAATATTATTTGCAATAAAATTTCTCAATAAGCCCCTTTAACCTTCTTATTTTTAGGCTTCTGTTTCATCCCACCTTTTGGTTTATCTCTCATTTTTTATCTCCTTTTGAAGTTTTCTTAGCTTTAGCCTCGGTCTTTTTCAACTCATGGTCACGGTCAGCGTTCGCGATGTCGTGATGATGAGAGCTTACATTAACAGCCATTTCCACGGCAGTGCGCGAATTTTCAGCATCAACCTTCTCTTGCTTCAACGCTTGATCAACACCAGCACCATCAATATCAGCCATGACCTTGAGCATCTCAATATCAGCCATCTTGTTTTTAACTGCATCATCTGTAGCAATCTTAACCAACTGAACCTGAGTCTCTTGCTGTCTAGCATCAGTCTTCTGTTTGACCTTCGCCATTTCCGCTTGAGCTTGCATAGCCATAAGCTGTTTAGGGTCAATCTGTTGCTGTGCTTCTTGTTGAGCCATTTGCTGTGCTTGAGCTTGCCGTTGTTCAGTCTCTTTCATGAACTCACCAGCAGCTTGACGTAGACCGTCAATGCCACGGATTTCAATGTTATCCAGTAAGATGCCAAGACCCTTAGTATTAATAAAGGCGGCAAAGGCTTCAGATGTCTGCATGAGCTGAATAATCGTCTCAAGACTAATCTGTTTCTGAACTGCAAAGTTCACACCAGCTTCAACCTTAATATCAAGACTGAGTGGATCGTAATTCATGAAGGGATTGCCAACCTTGTTAATCACCTGATATGAACGCTTGCCGTCAGGATGAACAGTTGGGAGTGACCTTGGAGTCAGGTAATACTTTGGAATCAAATCAAGGTTAATCTGGCATACACGGTTCCAGCCCTTCATGAATCCTACGGTATAAGGCATTGCTGCAGCGTTAGAGTGCATAGCACCCTGCATAATCGCTACCCCTGATAGTTCGTTGTTCTGAATCCCTAACGCAGCGTCATAGCTTCCTAAGATGCCTTGTATGAGATTGTCAGACATTTGGAAGGTCTCGCTAATCTGAGGTGGAATTGGTGTGCGCATGATTTCACGTGGAGGCACTAATGGGATATTGGGATCTCCATCGTAAAATGCGTTGTAAAGCAGCGTAGCCGGCTTCTGAACATTAATGTAAGCATCTAGGTAGTCTTCAGGGACAGATTCCACGGAAGCCACGATTTTATGCTCAATCGTGTTCTCAAGCTCATTCGCAAGACACTGTCCAGCGTAGTTCTTCAGTCGTTGAGCATCCTTCACGTTGTAAATGTAAGGTCTGGTCATTTGTTCAGCAGAGGCATCACTGTTATCGCGCAGGATAGCACTGTTGCCGTCAAAAAATACGAGCGGCAGCATCTTGTAATTCGTCTTGGTGACATCAATAAGCTCTGCACCTGAGAACCGATGCCTAGTGATTTCCTCAAGTATTGTTTCTCTTGTCTTGCCGATTGGAATTGGAGCCTGTTCGATGTGTCCGGCCTTCTCCCACATTTCGAGCAATTCTTCATAATGTTTCACGCTAACAACACGGCCATTAGAAAGCTTGGTGATTTTCTGTTTCTTGAAATCTTTCTTGTAGTAGTCGCAGAGCAGGACGATATCTTTCTTAGCTGATCGATATGACCAGTTGAAGCCTGAGAAGCTACGTGCGTACTTCAATCCATTCAGTGCTTTTGAGCCGTATTCTCTTTCAACGTCTTCAGCTTCTTTGGGAAACAATTGAAAGCAGAAATTACCGTCGCCTTTGTGCGATTTACGAGCTAATGGGTCAAAACCGCATAGTGTTGGGTCGAATGCTCGCTGGATACAAATTTTCTGATCCATGGACATTTCTGAGATGTAATCAGTGTAAACTTCTACGACTGAGAAACCGCCTACAAGCAAGTCTGTATAGACATCGTAGCTCATGCCATCGTTATCAGGGTCGCTTAGAATGGATTTAAAATGCGCCTCTAGGACTGTAATAAGTTGAGGGTCAACATCATCGTAGCCGTCTTTCGAGCGTATAACGACACCTGGCTCCATGCGTGAGAACTCACCTCGTAATCTTGAGATATAGGCTTCCATCATATTGAACTCAATCTGAGGTCGGCCGAGTGTTGCAAGCACAGCGATATCATCTTCAGTCAGCGTTGACTTATAGACGAACCGCATGAACTGGTGATAGCGTTCATAATTTGGTCTGAAGTAGGTATAAGCCTGTTCCACAGAGTCTTTAATCTTATCCAGTTGAGAGGTATACTTCGCTGCAATTGCCATTTTTAAATCCTTTTGGAATAGGCTTTTTTCTTTAAGGCATTGAGCCGCTGTTGCTGAGTCAGCGCCGCGCTTGTTGTTTGTTTCCAGTCTGAAAACTTATTGGTGTATCCGATTAACATTCGATCTATCAATGCAATACGTACAGAATCTGCACAAGTATCACAAATATCATCGTGCGCATGTGAATCATTATTAGTCACTCTGGTCATATGCTTGATACACATTTCCGTATGAATACCATGCAAAGGCAATGACACCTGTTTAGCTGCAATGTAAGGCTGAATGTCGATGAATCGCTGAGACTTACTCCCTGATTTACGTGTGCGCTCTATTTCACGAATCTTTAATCCGCGCATTTCTTTGAGAATTGAAATCAAAGTTACGCCTGTGGATTTCTTCTCGATGAATGCAACCATCGGCGGCTTCTCGTGGCGTGCGCAGTCTTGCCAGAAATCGAGAAATTCACCTTCAAGATTCTTAGGTTCAACACGCATTTCACGACACGCTATCCAGTGTAAGCCGAACACACCAGTCTTTCGTCCTTCAGTCTCGATGTTGTAATAGCCCCAGAACGAGAACACGGTTGCATCGTTGCGTGGGTCTTCTGTTTCTGCTGTGTCTGCGGTAATGAAGGTCATTGCAAACTTAGGTTCTTCAGAGAGGAGTGGGAAGTCTTCTGTCATGTAGAGTCCACCGCCAGCAGGTTGTGGGTCTTGCTGATGCTGTGATGCGAAAACGTATCTGTCTTTATCTTGCCGAATGAGCAACATTTCTAACGGGAAGGCTTCGGGATAAAGCGCATTTCCAGCTTCATCTAGTGACTTCAGAATCACTTTATCCCAATTATAGCCGTCCTCACCGGAAAGGAAGTAAGCCGGTAAGTCTTGTTCGTGAAGCCGTTGTCCTATGAATACTATGGGAACATTGATACCCCGAGGACGCTGTTGAATCGTTTCACGGAAATTTGTAATTACACTTTCTCGGATTAAATCTGAACTCGTTTCGTCCGGTTTATGAGCATCGTCAATTATTACGCATCCGCTGAATCTATCTAAGCCCGGAAGGCCAGCATTACGACCTGTTATTGCCCCTGCTGCTCCGAAAGCAGCCACCACCCCACCATGCTCAGTAGTAAAGAAATCCTTCGCTTGAGAATCATCCCTCAGCGAAACACCAAATATGCACCGATACTGACTAAGCATCATAATCCGCTTAATGACTTCAGTGTGTGATGCCGCAAGGGTCTTGGAATAGGATATATAGAGGAAGTTACAGTCAGGCCATTTAGCCAAGCACCATGCTATCCAAAAGCTGACCATTATACTTTTCCCATGGCCAGGAGGAACATTTATGAGCAATCGCAGTGCTTGTAACCGAGTACACTTAGTCAACGCTCTTGAAATAGTAATAAAGTGACTTTCCCGACCAACAGGCTTGGAGATAATAAATTCTCGTCCTGTCAGTATCGGGAAGAACACCTGAATAAAGAGTAGCAAGCTGCCCTTCATCTTGGCGGCTATTTCAGCGTTATCGAATTTAAGTTGTGTGGCTTTATCCATAGCGACCCCAAAAGGGGGGAATCCGTTCCCAAAATTGCATCCTGCAAACCTTCTGAAGTACTTCAATTGCTAAAATAGCACAAAATTTACTAAAAACACTATAGTTATGATCTAAATTTACTAAAAAGAGTGAAGATGGAGGTGAAATTAGGTGGAAATGATGGTGGTGGAGAGAGAAGGATTCGAACCCTCACGGACTAGCCGACCTCAGGGTTACAGCCTGGTGCCCTTCCTAATACTTCTAAGCCACCTGTGCGGCGGCAAACCTTTGCAGGTTAATGCTGGCACAGTGACTAGTCTTCTAAGCCACCTGTGCGGCGGCAAACAAAACATTGCTGGATTATGGCAATCCTAAAAACTTCTAAGCCACCTGTGCGGCGGCAAACTTCAAGTAATCACAGACCTATTATTCCTGTCACTTCTAAGCCACCTGTGCGGCGGCAAACGACGGGTTAGAGTTCCTTAATGACTTACTTCACTTCTAAGCCACCTGTGCGGCGGCAAACGATTATCATTCCTCTACCACCTTCTGACAGTTCTTCTAAGCCACCTGTGCGGCGGCAAACAATCCGGGCTTGGAGTCTGCAATATACTGATACTTCTAAGCCACCTGTGCGGCGGCAAAC